TTATTTTATTGTATGATGTTGTGTTTTTATTATTATTTACGGATTCATTTACAGGTCTCATAAATGCTCCATGCGTTGATGGGTTCGAAACGAAGTCCCAGCATATCAAATCAAAATCATCTTCTACAGTTACGGTCTTACCATTATTAGATTCTTTTACTGAACCCATACCTCTTGATGAGATACCAACAGTACAACCTGCTTCTAATAATTCTTTTAGGATGTTTCCAGCTGGTGTTTTAAGGATTTCAACTTTACCTATTACATCATCACCTTCCCACCAAACTTCTCTAATGATATGTGATGTGTTTTTTAATTCAACAACCGATGATTCAGGATGGTCTAATTCACCAAATGCACGATTTTCTTTGATTTCTCTACCTATATACTTTTTAACTTCTCTTCTTAGAATTTCAGTTGGGTAGATTCTTCCATTTTGGTTTTCTGCTTCAGCTCGTTGTAATACACCTTCTACAATCAATCTACCATTGTTCTCTTTCAATGATTCATTGATTTGAGATTTACTCATTTTAAAAGGAATTGTATCTATTAAAAGTCTACTCATTATTTTTCCCAAACTTTTCGCTTTTTATATAAATCAAACATGATTCGTGCTACTTCATATCTTATAAGTATACGAATATCTTCCAAATCCTTATTTGAAAGTTCTTCTTTTAATACTTTTTTACTATTTTTCTTTTTCAAACTCATGCTGATAGTTCTTTTAACTTTCTAGCAACTGATAACATTCTTTCAGAAATCTTTCCAAATCTCGTTTGTGTCGATTTCCAATACTGTCCGTTGTGAACACCCGCTTCGTTTTTTAGTTTAGTATTTTGATTAACAATTCTTTCTAATTTAAACAACATACTATTGATTTCTTTGATAGAATCATTTATTTTCTGATGTTGCTTTCGTGAATCATCTGATTTGAATTCATTATATGAGATTTCATTTATTTTATTTTCTAATTTACGTTCTAACGATTCTAATTTTTTAGTATTCATCTTTTTTTCCTTAGATTTTTTATATCCTAAAACTTCAATATGGTCATCATCTAAATCATCTTCATCTGTGCTCTTTGCAAATGCTTTTGGTGTTCGAGGTGGACCTGCCCCACCATCTAAATTACCAGTTACATTAGTTTCTTCTAATTCTTCAAACTTGTCTTCGATTTCTTTTAGGAAACTTTTCATTTGAAAACCTTTTTTAACTCATCATACAATTCATAATATCTAAGTAGTGATAGAACTTGTGATTCTGTTATAACTTTAGATGATTTAAGTTTAGATGCTAATGTAATTACTTCATTAACTTTTATTCTAGTTACTTTATCAGTAATTTTTATTGATTTTAATGATTTCTGCAATTGATTTGCTTCTCTAACAACAAAATTCTTTAATTTTTCTGAATTATCAACTGATTCGATGTATTCTTTAAGAATACTTCGTTGTTTGCTTGATAAATTTGTATATTTGTTGTTAAAATTCTCTACTAACATCTTCCAAGCCAATAATCTAACTTCTTTTGGTTGCTTTGTGTAATCTTCATTGATTGTTTTAACAATTTTATCAGAATTTTTAGATTTTCCTGTTAAATGTTCCATCAAAGTTGATTTACATTCAACATATTGCTTGGGGTTATCTGAATTTTTGTATTCAAACAACTTATAGATAGATGCATTTTCTTTATAGTTAGAAACTCTATACTTAAAAAAATCTTCTAATACAAAATTCTTCTTAATATCCTTAATTAAGTTGTATTTTTGTTTAGTTAGAGTAGTTTCCGTAAGTTTTGCTCTTTCTTTTAAGATAATATTAAGGAACTCACCTGCTTTATACTCCGAATTGAATGATTCTTTGATAGCAGATTGATATAATTTAAGTTCTTTAGCCAATTCAGTATTTTTACTAAAGTGTTTTTTTATAATAGCAGTTGCTTTTGAATCTTTATTGTTCAAAGTATCTGCTGCAATCTGCCTTACAAGTAATTCAAAAAGAATACCTGTGTTTCTATACTTGCTATGTTTAATAATTCTCATTAGTTCCTTCTATTTTAGGTAGAATAACCATATATTTATTAATAAATATCTTAATTATCAGAATTCAATATATTTTTTTCATCTAACAATGATGGTTCTGTAATTATATCATCAGTTTTAAGAGATTCAGTAATTATTCTTTTAGTTTTTATTTTAGATTTCATTTTAGATAACATAGAATTAGTTGCTTCTTTATTCAATACTTCATTTGCATTATAAGAATGTCTTACTGAATCTGCTTTTACACTAATTGATTTATTACCTAATGGGTCTCTACCAAATGGTGATTTATCTTTACCATATGTTCCACCTTCTTTTGGTCTACCTGCTCCAGGATGACCACCTTCGGGTGAACCACCTATATTCTCACCAACTGCTCCATCATCACCACCGTCAGCACCTTGTTGTGCTAATGATGCCAAATCATGTGGTGTTCCAAATGATTCCCCAGTTTTAGCTGGGTCGTTACCCTCTTGTTCAATTTGTTCGTGTCTGAAACCGAGTTTCAAATCGTTGATAACTTTATATTGTTCCATCTTCCATTCATCTTCACTCATATTAAATATATGAGTATACATCCATTCTTGAGATAACATTTTTAAATCTTTCATATCTCTAACTAATGATACCTTTTCAGACCAAAGTGCTGCTTTCTCTTGCTCATAAATAATAGATGGTGTAGTAAGTTCTAATTCAAAGTTTACTAAATCTTCATCCGTATAACCTTGTGTATACAAATGAACAACTGCAATCTTAGTTAATTCTGAAAGAACAATCTTTTGGATTCTTTCAACTGAACGAGCGAATCTGATATCTTCTTGTGCTAATGTTGCTTTACCTTCAACACCTTCTTCGTATCCAATAAATGCTTTAGGAACTTTTAAAGCTGCCATCATTCTATTTCTTAGATATTCTATATCTTCGATTCCAGTAAATTCCATACCACTTAAAGTATCAATCTCAGTTCCACTTTGTCCACCCCTAACAGGAAGATAATAATCTTCTAACATATTTTGAAGATTAAATTTTAAGTTGTATTCACCTGAACTTTCATCAACATAAGGAATTTTCTTCATTTGGTCGATGATATTTTTCATATAAGAATCAACTTCTGCTGGTGGAATATTTCCAATATCAATTTTGAAGATTCTCTTCTCAGGTGCTCTCATAATACGATGTATCATCATTGCATCTTCCATAAGGATTAATTGTTTCCAATGCTTTCTTGCACCTTCTAACAATGAACGACCATATGGTAAGAAGTTTGTATCAGTTAATAATCTAAAATGTGCTACTTGAAATGATTCTAAGAATTTAGTATTATTTCTTTGAGAAATTGCGTTTGTGTTTTGTTCTTCAACTTCGAAACGAACTGAGTAAGGGTTATCCATATCATAACCTTCTTCTCTTCTTGTTTCGTATGCTGATAATGGTGATACATTTACAATACCTAACTCATCATCAATATCTAAGTAAAGATAGTAATCACCATATTTGTTCATACCCCTTACCCAACTCCAAAGATTAAACTCAATGTTCAATACATCATAAAATAAGTTGTGAAGTGTTTTCTTTAGTGTCTCATCTGATGAATTAATACGAAGAACATCACCCATATCATTTTTAAGGGTACATTCATCTGAGTAAATATCTAATACTGATGAAATGATGGAATCTTTATCCATTGCTTCATAATCAGTATATAACTCTAATTTGTTTGAGTGGTAGTTAAATCTTTCATTGTATGTTTGCCAATTCTTTCTTGAATTAGAACCATGCAATCTACCATATCTGTCGTAATACGCAGAACCTCTACGATTACCATCACCCTGTAAACGAGAAGAATCGACTACTTTTAGTTTATTCTTTGCGACTCTACGAACTACAACTTGGGTTGAAAATAATCGTTGTAATCTACTAAATAATGATTTATCTGCCATATTGTTATTATTTGTTATAATGTGTATACACTATAAATATTAAAAAAAATAGATTTAAGGTAATTTATACTATAATAACCAAGTAATATCTTCATCAACTCTACCATTTTTGAGTCTCCAAGAATCTTTTGCTTGTTGTGGAGTAGTTTTAAATACACCTGAATTTTTTGCTGTTAGGGATAATGCTTTTCTGTTTAATTCAATACCTTGCTGTCTTAACTTCAATGCTGTATCCCTTACCCACAATGATGTTGAGAATGATATTACCAAATCATCGTTATAACCTTGTTGTGCTTCAGCTCTACTACCATTCCATATAAATACGAATAGTTCATCAATTAGTCTCTTAGAACGGATAATAGGAACTCTTTCTCTCATATAGGTATCTAACTTAGATATCACTAAAGGTCGTGTTCTACTTGTCATTGAGAAACCTGGAACCATCTGAGATTTATCTTTTAAATCATATGCTCTTTGTAAATGAACATCATCATCAACATACCCAAACTCTTTGTAAGAATAATATAAGTTTGAATAGTTTCTATCGATTGCTTCTTGGATTACTGCCCATCCAATATTTGCATTTTCAATTACTAAAAGTGCATCGTTCCATTCAGTTGCAACATTAACCAACATATTACCATAGTGTTTGGTTTCAATCTTACCTTTGTATTCTGCAACCTGCTCTACATTCTCAACATCAATAACGTGGAATGCTGAGTAATCAGCACCATCACCTCTTGCAACATCCGCTACTACAATATAATCTTTTGAGTAATTTGGTTGTGACCATATCCAATAGTTTCCATCAAAACCTCTTTTCTCTACAGGTTCTTGAATATGAGTTTCTTCATACCATTGTAAAAGTTGACCATCAACTACACTATAACCAGATGAAATGAAATCACAATCACATTCTTGTGCTGCCATCTTTTCACCTAATAGTTGTGTTTGTTCTTTTCTCCACTTTTCATTTCTTTCGGGATGAACAGTCCAATGTAGTTTGATTGGATTCCAACCATCACCTGCCTCACCCTTTAACCATGTCTTATGAAAAAAGTTACCAACACCATTTGGAGTTGATAATACAATTGCTTTACCACCAGTTGATAGGGTTGATTGTGCTGATGCCCATATTGAATCTATACCTTTGATAAATGCGGCTTCATCTATAATCAACATTGATAATGCTTCAGAACGACCAGCATCTCCACTTGCTGATGTTGCTTTGATTGTTGAACCATTACCCAATCTAAGTGATAGTTTGTTATCTTCTATAGTATCACCTCTTAACCAAGATGGTAAGTTTTCATGCATATACCTAACTTTAGTAACTAAGTTCTTTGCTACTTCTTGTTTGGTTGCAATTACTAAGATATTTTTATCTTCGTGGAATAACATCATCCATAATGCGTATCCAGCTGAAAGTGTTGAGATACCTAACTGACGAGATTTAAGAATTACATTGAATCGATGTTCGCTTAACTCATCCATCACATCTTCTTGGAATGGGAATAAATTAAAAAGTATCTTACCCCTTTTAGGATGTTGGATGTAACAATACTTTTTAAAGAAGTAAACAGGATTTTGAGCACATTTTACATACTCTTCTCTGATAAGTTCTTTTATTGATTTACTCATAATTTATTTGCCAAGTTTCCAAAACATTCTTGCAGTCAATATAGGTTTTAAATTTTGGTCGATACCTAAACCTACACCATAAACACTTCTCTTTTTAGTTCTAAGTAAAAACTCACCACCAACATAACTAAGTTGGGAAAGTCCACCCGCAACTCCAACACCTACATAGAATTCAGTTTTATTTAAGAATACTGTATTTGTTATTGTTTGAGATGGTATGTTAAATTTAGAAAGTATATTTCTTGAGTATATT